TAGATTATTAAATAAGTTATTGCAGGATATAGTTGTTAATTAGTGTTTGTTGATGTTTAAGGTGTTTAAGAGGCGCAAGAGAGATACTTGCGCCTTTTTTATTCCCACACTACACCTTGCTGCACAGCGTAGTCTAAGATGCCCTTTGCGTGCGCTTTAGCAATACTTTGCTGCCAAGACAAATCAATCATTAATCCTGCATCAGAATAATTGGTAAAGAATCCATTCTCCGACAACACCGCAGGCATTGACACATTGGTAAGCATTTGAAACCTTGCCTCCCTATCCAAATCTCCATCTAAATAATCAGCTCTATGCACCCAGCCTGGTGTAGCAGTTTTCACCTGCTCTCCGATGCAAGTTGCAAGGAGATCCGCTTTCGTTTCTCCTGGTGATGTAAAAATCTCCCATCCTCTGGCAGTTGTTGCTGCGGCTGCATTGCCATGAATAGAAACAAGGACAGAGTGTTTAGCTACCGATGCGTAGGAGTTGGCAAGTTGGCAGCGTTTATTCAATGTTGTGTCATTGATAGGCTCGTATATCTTTTTAACTTTAAAGCCATAGTCAAGAAGGTACTGCTCTAAATAGTTAGCTAATGAGCGATTAAACACTCCCTCAAAAAACCATCCATAGGAATGAAACTTGCCTGTGCGATGTTGGTAGCACTTTGAAGGATAGGTAACATATTTCTCTGGGCCCGTTCCGTTTCTCATGCCACCATGCCCGGCATCAAGGCATATTAAAAATTCATTTGCTTTCATATTTTATATTTTTAAGGGGAGAAGAAATTAATCAACTCCCCTTGGCACTAAGGTAGCGATTCTCTGCGCCTATAATTTAAAACCAATAAGGGCAAAAGCTGCACCAACGATTGATAATTTGGGAGGAAGTTTCACCTCTATCTCTTTGCCAGCACATTCGCGGCTTGTCTCTTTGATTTTGTCCCAAATGATTTGAGCCAGTTGGATATATTCGCGCCATGTGAATTTTACTTTATTGCCTTCAAGATGAACATTTATCTCAGAGGCTAACTCAGCAAAGTTCATTGAGTAACAAGCGATGTCACCCATTGGTGATTTTATTCCGTCTGCATTTTTTAATGCTTCTTTTAAATTAGTCTGCATATTATTTATTTTAACGATTAAAAAAACGCGTAATTAAAACGCCAAGATTTACACCCGTGATGCGTTTTATATTTTCCGAAATGGAATATAACTCCACCGTTGCAATTAAAAACGCTGCCATGTATGTAATGTTGAAAGGAAGGCTAAAAGTATTTCTTGCACCTTCAAAAATAAGGATAGCACAAAAATAAACTACTATTTTTTCTATGGTACGATAAAGTCCACGACTATTTATCTTTTGCCCTTCCTTCTTTGCCGCAATGATTCCCGTTGCCATGTCACAAAAAACAACAAATACACTAAATATCAAAAATCCCTTTATAGGAATGAAGAATGAAAATATCCATCCGCAACAAATGGCGTACGTTATTTTTTCCCATCCAAGGTGCAAAAGGTTGATTAAGGTTGCTTTCATTATTCAATTTTTATTATCCTAACATCTCCATCCACCGTTGCAAATTTGCCGTCAGCATATTTGTACAAGTCGTATTTAACGGAGTTAAAGGTAAAGGATATTTGATTGGTAAATGTAGCTAAAAGCAAGTTGGTTGAAATCGTGTACACCTTGCCGTTGTCTGGATTAAAAATTAAACGCTTGTTTACATTTAATTCAATTACTCCTTCAATAATTTCACCGTTAAAATTTAACTTCCAATTACCGATAAACTTTGCCGTATCCCGTTGTGCCGTTGTAAAATAGACAGGCTTGCCGCTTATTTGAACGTGCAAGTCATTGTAATAATTAATCCTTTGCACTGATTTAGCCTTTGTAATAATAGGCTTTGCATGAATGGCTAATGTGTTACTTTGCCTTTCAGCATCGGTAACAAGGCTTTGAATGGCAGTTGCAGAATCGCCTAATATTTGCTTTGAGCCTGTTACGGTTGAATCAGAAAAAGTCGTTTGCTGAATGATGTAATAAATGTTTCCTTGCTTTTGAATGTAAACAGTGTCTTTGACAACGTCTTGGGCAAAGGAAAACAATGGAAGGAATAAAAATAGGTATCTCATTTTATTTATTTTCGAGGTTAATAATTCTTTGTTCAAGGGCTTTAATGAGGGCTTGTTGCTCTTGTATGGCTTTGACTAATGTAGCAGTAATCGCCCTATAATCAAGTTGTAAATCGCCAGTTCCTGTTGATGAAATCGCGTTTGGTATAATGTCAAAAACATCTTGAGCAATAAAGCCAACCTCTTTTACATCGCTATCAATTTTTCTATTAGTATCATTATACAAAAATGTAACAGGATTTAAAAGTAATATTTCATTTAATCCAAAAGGACTATTTTCTATTGTATTTTTTAAATTCATATCAGATGTTGCGGCTTGTAATTTTCCGTTTGCATCTGCTCCTACGTCATTTATGCCAGCTAAATTTCTAATTGTAACTGCACCATTTTTTGCAATAGCAAGATTTATATTTACACTTCCACCATTTGTACCATCATTTGTATAAAAATACATACTACTACCAAAAGTACCATCTTTTTCATTTTGAATAATACTTTGGTCATCTAAATTTCCTTTTTTAAAATAAATACCTGTATAAACGTCATCAGATACTCTATTTACCATTACTAAAGCCTGGGCTGTTGATTGGCTTTTTATACTAACATTATCACTTATATTAACTTTTCCACTTACGTCTAAAGATTGAGTAGGTGAAGAAATACCTATACCTAACCTACTATTAGTATTATCCCAATGAAGATTTGTAGGTGTTAAAACTCCGCTTGTACCATTTCCAACCATTACTTTGTTTGCCGTCAATGTCGTTGTATTTGTTCCTCCATTTGCAACAGGCAAAGTTCCCGTTACTCCCGTTGTTAATGGCAACCCCGTTGCAGCCGTTAAAACACCGCTTGTTGGAGTGCCTAACGCTCTGCCACTACGATAGTAATTTGTTAGCATCGAAGCCGTATCGCTCGGCAAAAGGTTTAAACGCAACCATGCGTTACTTGTAGCCTTTTTATAATGCCATATAATATTGGTAGTGGTATCAAGAACCATGTAAGCCATGGTGTCAATGGAAGGCTTTCGCACCGTATCAGTTGAAGCCACGCCCCGCCAAATAAGCCCATCGGCAGTACTCTGTTCTCCGAGCGTTATTTTTTGGTTGCCATTGCTTGGATACTGTGCCCATGCAAGGCAAGGCAAAAGGAAGAGGAAGAGGGAAAGGAGTTGTTTCATGTTTATGTTTTTTAGTTGCACGTTTTTTTAATTACAAAGCCTCCTGTGATGTATAACATATCACTTGTGTATGTACCGTTTAAATACAACCACCAAACATCACCAGTTGTAAGCGTATAGTTTACATTGACTTCTTTTAAGTCATATTCATTCATTGCAATTTGACTACCTTGTAATGACATTCCAGTTGTTTGTATTCTTGTAGAATTTCCTGCTTTATAAACACCAATATAATAATCTTTATCACCTGCTGCTGGAGGACAAGTTGAGCAAGTTAAAGCTCTTGCATATATAGAATCAATACAATAACCATTTAACGAAGTTGGTACAACTAACATATTAAGACCATATTGAGGATCCCACGTTGCAGCACTATTATCTGCTGCACCTGCAAATATCCCTAAATCCCAAACATATCTTTCAGTAGGTACGGTTATAGTTGAACTTAATGTGCCGCTTGTTAAAGATAAACCTGTACCAACCGATACAGTAGATACAGAGTTATCAGATGTTTTTCCCAATATAGATGTAGATGTTCCAGTTGTAGAAGATAATTTTATTGTATTTGCAAATGTTTTAACACCTCCAAATGTTTGTGTAGTTTCATTAACTACACCCTTAACAAATTGACTTGCATCAACAATAGTAATATAAGGACTTACTGTATTATCAGATACATAAATTGGAGCACCAGCGTAAACTCCTGTAACTGTTCCACTGCCTGTGCCTGCCCCAATAGCACTCCTTGTATCAGCTGCAGTTAAAAGTGTTATTGTTTTATTTGCATTAACTTTTATAAATTTATCACTAACACTATTATCAGCTACTAACAATGCCTTACCAACTGTTGTAACTCCTAAATTAGTCAATGCAGCATCGGCAGTCGTTGCACCTGTACCACCATTTAATAAAGGTAAAGCAGTGCCGCTATATGTCAATGCCAAAGTGCCGCTTGTTGTAACAGGTGAACCACCTACAGTAAATATAGAAGGTGCAGTTAAGCCTACACTTGTTACAGTGCCAGAGCCTCCACCGCCTCCGCTGTATTGTGGAATGTTTAAGGTACTACCAACCAATGTTGCAGCTCCGCTTGTTCCTGTTGTAGTAAGTGATATAGTATTTTGTTTACCGTTAAATGTATTCCAATCTGTTGAGGTAAGAAATCCATTTGCGCTTGTAGTTGCCTGTGTTATAGATAAAGTCCTATTTGCAGATAAATCTCCTCCACCTTGCAATGGTGCAGTAGTAGATATTGACCTTGTTAATGGTGTGTAAGTTGATGTAGCATTGCTTTGTGTTAAATAAGTTGATGCTGCATCTGTTGTAGTTAAATAAGTTGAGTTATCATAAGAAATAGTTGTTCCCGTTGATTTTACAAATCCTGTGCCATTTATAGCATTTTGTTTATTATTAAAAGTAGTCCAATCCGCAGATAACAAATAACCTGGCACACTTGCAGATGCAGCATTTATTGTAAGTTCTGGAGTTGTTGTATTATTAGTTATGCTTATCGGAGTGCCTGCGGCTGCCGTAACAGTTGTTACAGTTCCTGCGCCAATGGCAGTACGAAAATTAGCAGCAGATAATGCCGTAACAGAGTTATCAGCATTGAACCTTGGAAAGGTAATAGCAGAAGGATTTGTTAAGGTAAACATTGATTGTCCAATGGTAGTACCTCCTAAACTTGTTCTGCCTGTCGCTGCTACTAAATCAGTGCTACCTCCATCCCATTTTAACCTATCTGTATATGCTGTATTCCAATTACTTGAATTATTTACAATAGATGTTGTCCACGTTGTGCCTGTTGATAGGGCTATTCCAGCCTCTGGATAAATAGGATTTCCAGCCTGAGCCGAACCGACCGAACCAATACCGCTAACCGTTGCAACCGTATAATTAGCACCTACTTTAAAAGATGTCGAAACAATGGTAATTTTATTTGTGTCAGTTAAATTATATTGGTCATTGTTTAAAAGTTGTCCATTCCTAAAAACCAAAATATAAGCCTTTAATTGAATAGGGAATTTTGGCGTAATTGTCCAAGTCAAAACACTTGATAAGGCTGGTTGATATTCTTGTTTTAATATTTTAATAGTATCATTGCCAATAGCAACATCAACTATACTATCCCTTATCCTGGTAAATACTGCTGAACTATCTAAAAGTATTGTACCAGTTGTTGTTATTGTTCCACCACTTAATCCGTAGCCAGTTGCAATGCTTGTAACTGTACCGCTACCTTTTGTATCTATTCTATTTGATAATGAAGCCGTGTCGGTTGCATTTAATTTTGATGCAAACCTTGTAGTAAGGTTTAATAAACTTGTATCGGTTAATTCCATTAATACAGATAAATCAGCAGACACTGTACCCGTGGTTGTTATTGGGTTAGGTGAAACAAGTATTCCCGTACCACCTGAAATTGAAGTAAGGCTTCCCGATCCTCCGCCACTTCCTGCACCGCCACCACGGGGGAATATTACCGTGTAATTATCGTTAACTTTGAATGATGAAGCTGAAATAACCACGCTTGTTGACGTTGGTACGGTGTATTGAGAAGGTAATAAGATTTGTCCGTTGCGATACACTTGAATAAAGGTAACTCCCCCAGGAATTAAAGTGTCTGTTTGTGTCCAAGTTAATGTTGATGTTGTTACGCCTGTGGTGTAATCCTGTCTTGCGTATAATCGACCCGTTGTGTCCGCGTATGCTTTAGTGGCATAGTTGGCTAACATGGAAGCCGTATCGCTAACTAAAAGTGCAGCAGTTGTGTCTCGCCATAATCCACCAGAATAATATAAACTTGATTTTTCAACCGGTGAAGAAATAGCCACATTATGCAATTCATTTAAACTATAACCCGATGCCACACGAATTGAAATTGTACCATTGTTTGAAGATGAATTTATACAAAAGCCAATAGGCATATCAATGTTTGGTGCAACTGGCTCAACATCTGTCCAAACACCAGCAGTAGTTGGCGAAGGATAAAGAATAGCACCAGCCGCAAATGTATCGGTGTTAACTTGTCTTATCTTGCCAAAGGAAATAACATAGCCATCTTCTC